ATAGCTGACCGCTTGTTAGCTTATCGGGTTTATGCTCGACATGGTAAACTATTCCGTTGATTATTACTTTGCTATTAATCTTTAGCTTCTCTAACTGCCTTATATTAAACTCCCCAAGTTCGGCTATCATTACGGCAAAGTCTTTTAACTTAACCTTGCTTGCTTCCTCGTAGGTTATGTCTTGGATAGCAGCTACCGCATAGATATTCTGCTCCATTATTGGCAATTCGCCATCGATTTCGTTTAATAGTTGGTATTGACCAACTGTCATTTTAGATAACTTTATACGTTCCATATCCTTTCTTACTAAATTTATGCATTATTAAATATCTAAGAGCATCTATAGCGTGATTGTAACCATCGATAGGCACGTTTAAACTATCTCCATTGCGGTCTACCTTCCACTTATACTGCTCTAATTCCTTTATCAAGTTCTTACTTGACGAATGTACGTTAATAGAGTAGCCTTTAAGCAAGTTAATTCCAAACATAATACTATCCGCTCCCTTCTTAACGCCATCTATTGTCCAACGTAAACGCCTCAGCTCCTCTATACTCTTAGGCTCGGCACTATCAGCAACTATTAAAGCCCCTTTACTTATTCCAAGAGCCTCCATCTTGTCGCTTATGTCCTTGTTGGTTAGCCCCGTTTCGTATATTAGTTCCTTTACCCATAGCTCGCCATCTTGCAGCCTTACCTCTACTAACGTAGTAGGGTCGTTCGTAAAACCAAAATCTATTCCAAATCCTATTAAGTTCTTGTCCTCAAACGATTCGTTTAGTACGTACCATTTCTTTAATATAAGCCCCTCTATCTTGCCCGTTCTGCCCCTTGCGTATACCTTCCATAAATCAAGGTCTTTGTCTTTAAGAGCCTCTATTTTTTCCCTGATCTTATCGCTTAAAAATGGATTATGTCTATGGTCTGAGATTATTAACTCAGCGTTTGGCATAGGTATAATTTTGTCGTGAACCCAAAAGGATGTATCGGGGTTGTAATCGATGTAAACTTGCTTACGAGTCCGTAGGCTTAACTGCTCAAATATGTTATATTGGATACCATTTGCCTCGTTAACGAATAGGTAATCCCTTTTACCCGACTTTGCATCTTGCTCGTTGTCGTAACTATTAAACTCGATTATAGAGCCATTCTTAAAAGTAAAGACTCTATCGCTTCTATTGTAGAAAGTTACTTGCTGCTTGATAGCCTCGTCTGCGTTATGGATGTCGATGGCATCTCTCAACGCTCCTACTTTTAAATTAGGTATATCTTGACCTACTACGGTAATCGTACAAGTGTCTGCTATTGCTTTGCTAAATAGCACTTGGAGTATTGCATAGGTTTTCCCCGATGATGTGCCACCTTGGTTTACTATGATATCCGCCTTGGAATTGTAGTTACTGCGATATAGTGAACTCGTACTAATCAAGTATATCTTTCTCGCTTGATGCCAACGGAACGCCAGTATCTACTATATTTATATCAAGACTTTTAAAGGTTGTCTCTTGGTGTATCTCTTGCCTTTCAATATATCCCCTTCTTTTAGCTTTTGTTTTTAAGTAAAAAATAGTACTCGTAGGGTTACCTTCTTTTATCTGTTTATGGAGTTGGCTCTCCGCAAAGTCTAAGGCTATATCCTCAACGCTCTCGACTGCTTCTTTATAATCTTGGTCATCCTTTAACCATCGATAATGCGTACGCCTATCTATGCCTACGTTCTTGCAAGCGGTTGTAACTATCCCAAGAGATTTCTCAAGGGCTTCTATCATTGCCTTTTTATGTGTGACTATTTGCGACATACTATATTTCTTTACCGCACTTCTCGCACGTTTCTATCTGCTTATCTTCTTTCTCTATCTGCTCCTCTTCTATATCAAAAGGGATGCCCTCTAAACCCCACTCTACTAAATCCTCTATAATCCATTCGTTAGCCAATAATTCAAAGTCCCATCCTCCCGTATTAGCGTTTAGCCTTACGTTTAACTCTCTCTCGTCATCTTCTGATAAGTCTACTACCACGCAGTCGATAGAAGTGTAACCGAGCTTCGTAAGTTCTCTTACTCTGAAATGACCGCCTACAATATAGCCCGTTCTTTCGTTAAATATGATTGGCTCAACTAATCCAAACTTAGACAGAGACTCCTTTAGGTTTTGCTCTTGTTTCTTGGTAGCGGTTCTTGGGTTGTACGGAGCGGGTATTAAATCCGTTAGCTTTTTAGTTTCTATTATCATTCGCTTAAAAATTCATTGTATAGCTTCACGCTATGCTTATATATACATTCACCGCAGCTAATGTTCGGTCTATAGTTAAAAGTATCTTGGCAAAGCCTTTGAAACTCTTTAAGCAAATGCGGGCTAATAGCACCTCCTTGCTGCCTGATCATTACTCTAATCTGTTGCTCAAGTTCTTCGCTCATTCTTTTTCTGAATGCATCCGCTTTCTTTTAGTTCCTTTACTCTTTTGGTGTTTTTGAGGTCTATCTCTTCACCAACATTAAACACTCTGTCTAATACGACATCCTTGTATCGCTTTGTTATTATATATTTCATAAGGTTTGTAATCTTTTTGCGTTCTCTTTTACGATGTCATACTTGCTCTTAATGTCTTCTTTTAGCTTTAAGCCAAGCTCTATCTGCATAGTATAGTTTCCTTTTATCTTCTTTATGGCAGCAGCCCAATCATTACCATAGACCTTTAAGCTATTGCTATTAGTTGCAAGTAGATTGTATGGCATTACATCGCTCACCATTACGGGCTTTGCAAAGTGTCCCGCCTCTATCATCTTTAACTCACTCTTGCAGCGGTTAAATAGGTTATCTCTTAGAGGTATTACGCAGATGCCACAATCCTCGTAGTCTTTAGCATACTCTCTTATATTGTCTATCTGTTGGATTATTGGATTCATTCGCTTAGGTATCCTTGGAGACTTTACGGTCAAATACTCATCTTCAAAAGCCGAACCTAATAGCTTTAAATCTTTCAAGTGGGTGCTGCCTCCCGAGTAGAAGAAGGTATCAAAATTGATGCTAAGATTCTCATATGCAAATTGCTTCTCCAATGGGTCAATAGCATTTTTAATAACCTCTACGTTTTTATTGTAAGGTCTAATTTTCTCCGCTAAAATCTTTGTGGTAGTCCATACTTGGTCTGCAAATTTAATGTTAGCCAGTATACACTTTGTCATATTTGTACGAGAGTAAAAGAATTTAAGAGGATGACCTTTGGGCAACACCCAATAATCGTCTACATCGCATATTACTTTAATGCCTCTTGCCTTCAATATCAAGATGGTTTCTTCGGGTTTTAGAAGCTCTGATATGTTTCTGTTATAGATTACGTGCGTTACTCCATCAAGTTTTTGCAAGAAATCGTCTGCATTATTTTGCAAATAGATTACCTCTACTTTATAATCCCTACTTAGTTTCGATAGAGGTATGATAAGTCGGTGATAAGTCACTCCGCTTACAGATGAAGATACTATAGCTATTTTTATATTGTTTTCGTACATAATTTTAAACTCTTTTTTGGCTTTTTTATAATCGCTTTTTATGCTTCGGTAACTTATAGATGTCTCGTTATGGATTTTGATAAGGGTATCTCCGTTGTAGACCGCTCTAATTAGGTTAGCGTTGTAATGGCTCATCTTATCAATAGCGGCTTCTATCTGTTCGCTATCGCTTTCATCCATCGACCAATACGGGTCTGTCTTATTGCACTTTTTTAGCCATTGGTTACGCATTACCATGGCAAAGTACCCTTTCATATTCTCCTTTAATGGCTTATGTATACAAATGTCAAAAGCCAAGGATACAAGTTCCTCGGCTTCTTGGTGATTGTTCGCAAGCCTTAGAGCGTATTGCCTAATGCTTTTATCAAAATATATGTCTTCAAGTCTCAAAAGGGCAGCCCTTCAGAATTAAACTCGGGGTCGGGAGAAGTTGATGCTTGCTTTGGCTTCCAAGTGTCAAGCTCTACGTAAGGCTTTCCGCTTTTACCTATGTTGATGTTTAGGTTAACCCATCCTTTATCGGTGTTCTTTTGAATAAAGGCTATAGCCTCGTCTGCTTTTAGACTTAAACTACCTACAACCCACTCGGGAGAATCGGGCTTCATCTTAAACATAAAACCTTCTGCGAATACTTTTTCCGTTTTTTCCATTTTACAAATATACTATAAATTTATTTCTTCATTAATCACCACTCTACTCATCTTCCATAGGTGGCGTTCGTTGTGAGTTATTTTGTGTCTGTTCATGAGCCTATCAAATAGAGTCTGCTTATCTGCCAAGTCTCCATAGACCTCGCTCGTTATTGTCTTACCTCCCTTAGTGGCGGTTACTTGAATTAATCCTTTCATACTATTTCTTAATTTCATAATAAATCATCTATCCATATTGGCGTTAGTTCTCCTACGTATGAATTAAATATGTTAAATTCTGCGTGTTCTATTGCATCTTCATAACTTAAATCTTCTAACATTAAGCAATCAATAACCTTGCTCCTCGAATATACTACCCTATAAGATATAGGGCATATACCTATAATAGCCTGATCTAATCCATCAGCAAATAGCAACTCCGAAGATTCACCGTAGTTCTCTATTAGTATATCTTTCATAAATTATCGTGCTTAATGTGGCAATCTCGACACCTTACTTTTATATTCTCTACATCCCAAGCAAGTTCAGTTCTGCGGGTCTTTTGGGCTTCGTCTACGCTTATCGTATGCGAGCAATCCAACCGCCCGTTAGAAGTCAAACAATCAATGCAGAAGTTATATCCATACTCCCAAAATTGTTCGCTGAGTGCGTTGCTCTTTGCTTCCCTTACTCGAGCATCGATTACGCTCTTAGAAACCCGCTCATCGTCAGAGGTGTAATAGTGATTCATTTATCTTTGTCTTAAAATTGTCTACAACTTTATCGATTCCAACCTCGTGGATGTGTTCACTTATGGCGTGAAGCTCTATTAACTCCCTTATTTTAGCTTGTTGTTCTCCCATTTTAAATAGGTATTTCGCCAGCAACTCCTCATAAGTATCTAAATCTACCGCTTGCTTATAAGCTAAGTTAATCAAATTGTCAAGATTTTGCAAGTGTTTTGTTTGCTCTGTCTTCTCACCTTTGAATTTAGCGAGCTTTAATTTCATATCTCTAATAGAACGCTCCGCCTCTTTGCAGATTTCGGGCTTGTTTAATTTCTCTTTTGCTTCTTTGTCTGTCATTTCTTAATGTAGTTTAATATGTGGCAAATAACGTCAACGGTGAAACCATTTCCAAGCATCTTATATCTTTGGCTTATGCTTACGTGGTTAGTGTAATCGTCTTTTACGGTTTGTAGCCTTTCGCATTCTATAGGCGTTAGTCTTCTTATTTTTGGTAAGTTAACAAAATAGCTTCTATCGCCTCCAAGATTAGCACACAGAGCGGGGCTTATTCCATCAGTATCATACACTCTATTTTGTTGGTAAGGTTG